GATGTCCCATCAAGTACCAGTGGAAGTTGCGCCTGGAGCCCGCGGGCTCCCGACGTTCACACCTGGTCTCTTTGACCACCCCCTTTCCCGATGCTTAGCATCGGCGTTGCTCTCAGCGAGCTCGGCTCGCTGTCCGCTCCGTCATCGGAGCGTCTCCGCCTTCCTGTGGAGGCGTGTGGCCATGTTCGACATGGCTAAGAACTCCTATCTTAAGGAGCTCAAGTCCTACCTCGTTGAGGCTAGGACTAGCGTTCTACGAGGCATTGTGCCATCGCGGAGAACGTTAGGGCAGATCCTGCCTCGGTGCTACTCTGGCACCAAGGATCTGCACTTCCTCCGGCAGTACACGCGTGCTGCCCGAGCCCTTCCTCCACGTGATGTAGAGGAAGGCGACCTTCTTGCACAGCAAGAACGTCTTTCATCTCCCTTCGATCGGGAGGTGCCAGCTGCAGTCGCCGCGGCGATCTCGACCTTTCCCAAGGTCGAGATCCCCGCACTGCAGCCGTCCGACCTTGTGTCCGGAAGCTCCTGCTTGGAGGCTTCCCGCAAGGTCGGTGGTCGATCCTCTCTATTGAGGACGACAGAGGACTTCGACTTTGACAACGAAGCCTTCAGGGGAACCGGTAGGATCCCTGTCGTTTCAACGCTTTCGTCGTTGAACCGGATCTTCTACCACGACCACTTTACGCGGTCCGTAGAAGTATCTTCCTTCCCATCTCACGCGGAAGGATTGGCCATCCCTGAGCAGGGAGGCAAGGTCCGAATGGTCTCGCGCCATCCGGCCATCACGGTGGCACACAGCCACCGCGGAAGGAGGGCCCTCTGGACCCTCCTTGCGGACAATGCGAATTGTTCGACGTCGGAGTCTATCTCCGACCCGGAACTGAGCTTGCTCAAGTTCCCGAGTCCTCACCGCTCGGCGAGGATCTTCTCGGCTGACCTTACAGCCGCTACCGACCTTCTTGGATGGCCGGTCATCAAAATGGTTTGTGACCATTTTGGGATACCCTTTGAATGGGTATCAGTCACGTCCCTCTCAGGGAGGACGTGTCGTCGGGGGACCGGCATGGGCCTGCCTTGCAGCTGGCCCGTGCTGTCCCTCGTTCACTACGCGGTTTGCCGCGCAGTGGATCCGGGTCATAATTTCCGGATCAAGGGCGATGACCTCATCGCCCTCTGGAGTGATGAATACATCCTCCGATACCGCCGCTTGTGCGACGGTGTTGGTTTCGTGTTAAACGACACCAAGACGATCATTGATGATCGTTGGGGGACCTTTTGTGAGGTCACCTACCGTAGAAGTGGGAACACTCTACGACGGATGGACGATTTTTCCATCCGTGGTTTCGTCCGAGACGAAATCATCCCTCCGGAGCAGTGGATGCTCTTTCGGAGGCATGGAGCCGGCTTAAAGCGGCTCCATCGACTTGGGCGCATATGCCACAAGTCGTGGTTTGGCCCTGCGGCCAAATTCGGAGTGGAGCGCTTTGCTCCTCCACTCTTCGGAGGTCTTGGATTGCCTCCTAAGAACATGAATGCTAGGTGTTCAAACCGCCTAGCCTCTATTGTCCTTGCTGCACACAACGGTGTGCAGATTCCTTCGACTTTGACAAC